AGTCGAGTCGTCACCCATGAATTAGTACGGCACAGGGCAGGAACAGCTATCTCTCAAGAGAGCTTGAGATTCCTGCGATTAGAAGATATGGGTATGTGGATTCCACAAGCTTATGCGAATGATACCTATGCTGAGGATATCTTTATAGAAACTTGGGAGTACCTTGAATTGCAATATACGAGACTTATTGAACGGGCAGAAGCTATAGAGGGGCAGGATTTTGACAGTCTTCCCTTTAGTAAGAAGAAGTATTACACATCCGCAGCTAGACGTGTAGCTCCTATAGGAGTGGCAACTAATATCGGGTGGTCATGTAATATTAGAGCCGCACGACATATAATTGAAATGCGAACTGATGAACATGCTGAAGAAGAAATACGATTAGTCTTTAATAAAATTGGGGATATCTTGAAGGATAAGTATCCAGCCCTCTTTTCTGATTATGAAGTAGCAGTAAAGGGGGCTGATAATAATCAAGAATGGATGACTGTAAGGAGGAAAGTGTAATGGATGAGCATATATTGTTAGACCTAGTGGCAAATAGTCAAATAGTTCTAAAGGGGATTCAATATGGGGTCTTTGCCCAAGACATTGATGTAACCAAGAAAGCTGTTTTAGATTTAAGGGATGTGGTTCTTATTATGAATGAAGTTGTAGATGATGATTTCGGGGAATAAAGAAGCTTTTAATGTTCTTAAAAGGATAAAGACCCCAACTTATCTAGGATTGGATTGTTCCTCTAGAGCTATTCATGGGGTATGGCTAGATGGCCAAGAGAGGATTTTAGCCATGTTAAAATGGCGTAGTTCCAGTATAGATTTTGATTCTAGATTTATCGAAATTTCCTGCCAATTTACCAAAGATTTGAGTAAAATAAAAGTAATGACTAACGCTGCTGTTGAGTCAGCTATATTTATTCAGAACCCTAAGTCTACTATAGAAATAGCTTCCGTAGTTGGGGGTGTCCGGTTAGCATGTGCACTCAATCATATTGAGTGTCTATCTGTAGATAATAGGCATTGGAAAAAATACATATTGGGGAAGGGTAATTCTAATAAGAAGGATATCAAAGAGTTTGCCGTAGATAAATGGGGAGACTTATTTGTAGAGCAAGATTGGGCAGATGCAGCATGTATTGCCCTTTGGGGAAAAAGGAGGATAGAATGAGCTTACAGCGAGTGAATAAAGATCGAGTACGGGTGGATTTCATACAACCTACAGAACAAGGTGTGACCGAAGAAGATAAATTACCTGAGGGAATGACTGAAGAAGACCTTCAACAAGAGTACGGTAAGTTAGTCTGGTGTGAATATTATGGCTGTAAATGGAACAAGCAGATTGGGGCAGAACGTACACTTAAGACTATTCTAAAAAATCGAAATTATAATTCTTTTAAAGATGATCCAGGTATGAAGGGCTTGTGCGGAAGGCCAACTGAGATTGCCATTAGATTTAAGACCATAGTATCGGGTAGTCAAAAGTATAAGGTTCCTGCTTGCTTTACGTGTAACACAGGAATTACGGGGCATGTTGACTTTTCTAAGTTCTTACAGCCTGATGGGACAGCATGGGGTGGGAACATTGATTCTCAACATGTATCAGATGCAGGGTACGGGGGATTAGATCCCAACAGTATTCACGGAGGATAGGATGCCTAAAATTATTCCCGAAGAAATTAGATTGAAGGCCATGGAATTGTTTATGGAAGGACAAACTGTTCCCTATATTGCGGCGAAATTAATTACGGATTTTAATGTGGAAGTTAAAATACCCACTATTTATGCATGGGCAAAACAGTATAGATGGAAAGAAGATAAAATTGAGGCGAGAACGGCTGCGGTAGCAACTATTAAAGAGACAGAAACTCAACGGTATGCTAGAATTCAAGAAGAGCATCTACATGATTACGGTAGACTAAGAAAGAAGGCATCTATAGAATTAGATGGGCACATGTTTGACAGACCTTTTGAGGCTGCTAAAGCTTTGGATTTAGGGATTAAGGGGGAGCGGGTTGTGATGGAGGGTATGATTAATTTACAATTTGTTCAGGATATAATGGGTGTCTTAGTCGAAGAAATAAATGATTCTGAAGTCTTACAACGAGTGGCGTTTAAATTAAAATCTTTAATTCAAACACAGGATAATAATGGTAACTAATAATGATAATATTACAACCTTTAACGATGCTTTCTCTAGACTGGCAGAAGGATTATCAACCCATGAGTCTATTAAAGTTGGTAGTTTTTGGGAATTTATACGGGATGTATGGAGTTTAAGTTTTGATAATCCTGAATATTTTAAAGCGTGGCATGTTGGGCTTCTTGCGGAGGATATTGAAGAATGCCTGGAAACAGGACTTAACTACTGTGCCATACTTCCCCGATTCCATTTTAAATCTACTGTACTCGGACACGCTTTTTCCGTTTGGAGACTCCTAAAGGCTCCTAGAGATTGTTCAGTGCTGTATTTATCGTATAGTGATCTTATGGCTAGGTATCATATTTCAGAAATCAATAAAATAGTTCAGCGAAATCCGGTATTAACCCAATGGATGACTAGCCGTTCCCCTAAAGCTGACTTCTCTTTTAGATATTATATTAATAAGAAACCCATGGAAATAGCTCACGGCGGTCTTTTTTCATTTAAGAGGGGTATGCATGTTAATGGGGCTTTGATTGCAGATGACGTACTTCGTGACCCAGAGAACCCTTTGAACCTTACTCAATTGTCTAAAGTAGAAGACCATTTTTTAACGGAAAGTCTGTTTATCCCGTTGAAGGGCGTCCCTGTCATTGTCTTGGGTACCCCTATGATGCCAGGAGATTTATTAACTGTCCTACAAAAAGATGATCGGTTTAAGACGAGAGTACTTCCTGCTTTAGATCCAGTCCCAGGAAGACGGGTTCTCATGCCCGAATTATATAACGAAGAATGGTTACTTCAACAACAACGAGCTAGACCTAAAGCCTTTGCATCAGAGTTTTTGTTGCAACCCTATTTTGCTACAGAAGCATATTTTGAAGAAAATGATATCAGAGCATGTGAAGACCCAACATTAATTAATCATCCTGTCAGTAAGCTTTATTCGTCGCTAGAAGACGGTGATGTCTTTGCAGGGTTTGATATAGGCAAGAAAAGGCATCCCTCCCATTTGGTCATCTTTAAAAAGATGGGGGATAGAATAGAACAGCTTCATCAGTCGTGGTTAGATGGCTGGTCATATTCAGATCAAATTGAATATCTAAATGATGTGGCAGAAAAATTTAATGTTAGAAGGGGGTATATAGATAATACAAGGGGTGAATTAGAAGATAGGGGTTTAAATCACGTTTGGGATGCGATGCACTTTACCACAAAGTCCAAGAATACGATGGCTCAAGTTTTTGAGCATTATGTCCACTCTGGACAATTAAAGTTATTATCTGATGAAAGACAACGAGGACAGATTCTCTGCGTAAGTAATGAATTGAAAGCTCCTGATACTCCCATGGGACATGGGGATTCCTTCTTTTCTATTGCGATGGCATTATACGCTGTGTATGAAAGCTCTCTGCACAATTTTCAAAATCTAGGTAATGTGGTAGATTGGATGAATGACATTTCCCCCGATACTCCAGCTGAAGGAAATGCCGCTCAAAATATCCAAAATCAATGGGTGAGTTCCTTGACAAATAGTGCTAAACCAGAATATAATACGAAGCAAGAAACATTAAATCAGGGGTCAGGGTTGGCCCCGGTTAACCCAATGATGGAACCACAGAAACCTAATCCCACTTGTGAAGAGCCATTGTGTGCCGCTTCCTTTTGGGTAACAGAACGAAAATTGTGCCTGTTTTGTGGGCATAGAGGATAGGAGGATATAGATGCTAACAACACCCCTTAAGCCACATCTCTCTGAACAATCAGAAGTAATTTTGGCCCACAGATACTATTTACGGGATACTAATCACAACCTGATAGAAGATGCCCAAGGTCTTTTTTGGCGAGTAGCTTCTGCTATTGCTAAAATAGATGCGGAATGTTACGGAGCATTACCAGTAGAGGTAGATTTATTGACCAATGACTTTTATAATATGCTAAGTACTTGTGAATTTCTACCTAATTCACCCACGTTAATGAATGCTGGGACTGACCAAGGAACTTTAAGTGCCTGTTTCGTCTTGCCACTAGAAGATAGTATGGAAGCTATTATGCAAGCGGCAAGTCATTCCGCTATGGTACAGAAATTTGGTGGTGGCACAGGATTTGCCCTATCTAAAATTAGGCCGAAAGGTTCCTCCATTGATACTACACATGGAAAAGCTTGTGGCCCAATTGAGGTGTTAAAAACCCTGTCCAGGGTATCTAGTATGATAACTCAAGGTGGTAAAAGGGATGGGGCAAACATGGCGGTAATGTCCGTTTATCATCCTGATATTCAAGAGTTTATCATGTGTAAAACTACTGAAGGGGATATTCATAATTTTAATATTTCTGTAGCAGTGGATTCGAATTTTATGAAATTGGTACAAACTGATGCTACTTATCCTTTAGTAGCTCCCCATAATAATGAAGTAGTTGCTTGGGAATCTGCTCGGCATATTTTTTCTATGATTATTGAAAATGCGTGGAGAAATGGGGAGCCGGGTATGGTTTTCTTGGACAGAATTAATTCTGATAATAAGGTCATAAAAGAGTTTGGGGATATCATAGCGACTAATCCTTGTGGAGAACAGCCTCTGTTAAGTAATGAAAGTTGTAATTTGGGGTCTATTAACCTGTCTAAATTCTATGTTGAAGGTGCGTCAACGGATTGGAGAGAGAAGGTTGATTGGAAAAGGTTGACCCAGGTAATTAATTTAGCCACACATTTTTTGGACAATGTTATTGATGCAAATAAATATGCGGTAATAGATATTGAAGTTATGACGAAAGCTACGAGAAAGATTGGGTTAGGGATTATGGGCTTTGCGGACTTGCTAACTCAATTGCAAGTGCCGTATAATAGTGACAATGCTCAGGTTATTGGAAGTTCTTTAATGGAATATATTAGAGCTGCTACAGACATTGCATCTTTAAATTTAGGGGGTAAACGTGGCCCCTTCCCTGCTTGGACTCAGAGTTCGTATGCTCCCCATGAAAGTTATAGGAATGCTTGTAGGCTAACTGTAGCCCCAACTGGCACTATTTCTATGATTGCTGGCTGTGCATCGGGGATTGAGCCATTGTTTGCATTAGCATGGAAAAAGCAAAACATCTTAGAGGGGAAAACTTTATATTATGTAAATCCTTACTTTAAGGGGGTAGCTCAACAAGAAGGTTTTTATTCTGAAGAATTGATGGAAGCTTTGAGTCATGGTGCATCGTTACAAAATTTACCGAATATTCCCCAATGGGTAAAAGAAGTGTATATTACTGCCCCTGAAATTTCTTCGGAAGAGCATGTTCAAATGCAAGCGGCCTTTCAAACTTGGGTAGACTCAGGGATTTCTAAAACCGTAAATCTCGCCCATGAAGCTACCATTGAAGATGTTTTTATTGCCTATTTAAATGCGTGGGAATCAGGCTGTAAGGGAATTACAATTTATAGAAGCGGTAGCCGAACTCAAGAAGTTTTGGTTAATGGGCATCAAGATCTTGACCCTAGTTGTGATTGTGATGCCCCCGTATTAATTAGGGAAAGTGGGTGTATGTCCTGTAAAAATTGTGGGTGGAGTGCCTGTGAAGTTTCTTAGAGGAATAGTAGGAGGAATAGAATGACTATAGGAAATATGTTAAGAGAAAGAGAATCTCAATATGTAGCTACTAAGGATGAGGGGACTAGAACATGGCGTATTTTAGACACATGGCATGATGACTTAAGAGAAATGAATCCAGACGATGATGTAGCTGATGATAGCCCTGCGGTAACCGTATTAACTGAGGGAGGATTCATTGCATTAGTTAAAGAAGCATCTCGGTTAGGGGTTTTGCAGAATGCAACTGCTTCATTTATTCCCGTAGATACGAGAAATCCAGAAGATTATTCAGATAAGATTCAAGAAAAGGAACAAGAACTTGTGGAAATGCAGAAAAAAGTAGTAAGATATGAAGAAGAGATAAGTACTCTTCGTATATCTGCTACTAAATCGGAGGGCACAATCTTAAAAGAACTGGCTATGGAAACGCTACTTAAATTAACTCTCTCTTCTGATATAGAAAAATTAACTAAACGCAAGGATTAGATATGAAATTAGCAGAATACCTTCCTGAAACCCCTGCTTTAGCCCAACAAATAACAGATTTGAATGCTCAGATTGGGATGTTTCAGTTGATGAAAGCAGGGGGCGATGTGGGCGTTGCTCCTACAATGGGATTAGACCATGTGGTGAATACCTGGGTACGTCATCAAATGGCTTATCGACAACAGTTAGTTATGGATATACAAACCATTGCCATGTCTGTTGAAGAAATTCGGAGTCCTATCAGCCATATTACTGGTGAGGTTTTTAGGCGGGGCATTGTTTGGAAGCCTACTAAAAAAGACCCAGACCATTCCCAACAAGAACGATTCGCTAAATTCTTAGAGGACTGCAATGTTTTTGACCAGAGTTTAGAAGAAGTCTTAAAACAGTTTCACTATGATATCAATACGGTAGACGATGGGTTTTTATACTTAGCTAAAGAATACAAGACTATGGACGACGATAGTTTACGATCTAAGATTATTGAAATTCGTAGATTAAATCCTGCCCTAGTTGAATTCGATTTAGATACTGCTGGCTTACCAAAAAATGCCCATTTCTTATGTCCTATCCATAGAGAAGAGATTCAAGATACTCCACAAATCTGTGACCATCCGGGGTGTAATCGGATATGTCAGGCCGTTATGTACAAATATTACCATAGGAATCAGCATATCTATCTCTTTGATAGTGAAGTTATTCATATATCTAAGTTTTCTCCCAGTGAAACTTATGGGTGGAGTCCTATCCTCACAGTATTTGAGAAGGCTCTTACTCTGATTGGTATGGATAAAAACCTCTATAGATACTTCTTTGAACGTAAAATGCCAGCTTCTATGATTATGGTCTTTACAGATGACCCCGAATCATTGCGGCGTGAACGGTCTAATATGGCTGCTCAAACTAGGATGGATCCTAACTTTGTGCCAATGGTAGCGGTGTCTGCCCGAAATAATAGGGGTAGGGTAGATATGGTACGGCTATTCCATACCTTGCAGGAAATGGATTATCTTCCTGTACGTCAAGAGGTACGGGAACGGATTGCTGCTATGTGGGGAGTGACCCCCGCTTGGCAGGGCGCACCGGAAGCTTTTGGTGGACTCTCTACACAAACTCAACAACTGGTAGTTATGAGTCGTGTGGTGGAAAGTGACCAACGTATGTTTCACGATAAAGTTTTCCCCCTTCTTTTGGAGGCTTTCGGGATTACAGATTGGACATTAGAGCTACCTACACCCGAAGAAAAGGCAGAAGCTACGAGAATAAGCTTTGCCCAACAGCGGGTGGCTGTAGCTAATCAATTGAATCAAATGGGCTTTACTGTTAAACTTACAGACCAAGGTGTAAATATGGAAGAGCTTTCCTTTATTGTTGAAGGAGAATCCGTACCTATGTCTCAATTGCAGGGTGAGTCTCAAGCTCTCCAGATTGAACAGACTCAACAACAAATGGAACAACAGGAGCAACAACAGCAAATGCAGCAACAGCAACAGGAGATGATGGGTGGTGCCCCCCCAGAAGGTGGTGGAGAAGAAGGAGGAAAAGAAGTGGATGACGATGAAATGGCACAGGCACAAATAGCCCAAGATGACGATGAGGATGAAGATGAAGACCTGAATGACCCAGAACTTGAAGAAGAGGAAGAATAGTGACTACTCCCAAACCTGATGATGCAGAGCTAGATCAATTACCTGAGCCTCAACGTAGGTATATAGATGATACTGAAATTGGTGAACTGAGGGAGAAAGGATTTAGAATCTATGAGGGGAAAAAGGGTGGGACATATATTGATGCCACGGCTGAGTGGATAGATAACCATGCTCAAAAGGGTCATGAACCTATTACAGACCCTAAGAGTCCGTTTGTGGGACTAGTTCCCCATCCTGAGCATGGGGAGAATGTCTATGAATATGAGAATGGGGAGCAAGCTACTCATCAACAGGCTCCTAGAAACATGGAGCAAACAGCAGATGGAAGTACCCCCTTTATGCATCAACGATTACCAAAAAAGAAAGATAAGCTTGGGAACCCAGTAATTGTAGAACAAAAAGAGGCTCTTAATCATGGCAACAAAAATATTCCTGCTGATGCGGTGGCTGTGTATGTTGCTCTAGATAAAGATGCACCCGTACAAGCTAAATGGAGGCATCCTAAAACTAGGAAACTAAGTACGAGCTATAGTCCTGCCTATGCAAAAGAAAAGAAAGAGAAGCATTGGAGAGAGTATCAAGCCAATAAACCAGATATTCAAAAGGG